GCAATGACATTCATGGTGCTGTTGAAGCTATCAACTCGGGTGTTTCGATGAAGCAACTAGCTGAATCGCACCCAATTGAAGTTGTCAAGTTCCATAAAGGTCTCTCTGTATATCGTAATCTAATACAGAAACATAGAGACGTCTCTATTCCTCCGTCCGTCTACTGGATCTTCGGAGAAACCGGCACTGGAAAGACAAGGAGCGCATTTGAATCTTGCAAACTTGTTTATGACGAGTCCATATGGATGTCCAACAGCAACATGGATTGGTTTGACGGATACGAAGGACAACATGCTGTTATCTTTGATGATTTCCGTTCCAAAGGAGTCAAATTCGACTGGCTTCTCCGCTTACTCGATCGATATCCCCTCCGAGTCCCAATTAAAGGTTCATTCGCTAACTGGTTCCCAGATATCATCATTATCACAACCCCAGACTCTATTAGAACCACCTTCGAAAAAAGACTCGAACACAAGCCTGAAGACATCAGACAGCTCGAGCGAAGAGTTACATCAAGCTTTTGCTTCCCTGACGACAAAGAACTCTTCTGTAGAATTTTCACCTCAGGAGGAGATGAAAACAGTTCATCCACCTCCACCGTTGAACTACTCACCGATTCAATATGATGGTAATGATTGGTTTGATTGCTGGCAAGCAAACGATCAATTTTATGAAGATCATTACGACGCTTGGGAAGCTTGTAATGTGTTTGATTTTAATGATCAATAAAAAACCTTTGTAGGTTCGCTTCTCTCACTACAAAACTACAAAAGTCGTGGGTAATACTAGACCACGCCTTTGTAGTTACTCAACTGCTATCAAGAGCAGGTTAGTATTCCGAATATTTCAATTAATTTAAAAACATGAAGCGTAGCAGATCCCTTGCACAAATTGCATACTACCCAAAGTTCGAGGCTGCCAAAAGACGCAGAATAGCTTCTAGAGCGCGAGCCTCAGCTCAACCTGTTAGAGCTTATCAAAAATCTATGGTACCCCTTGCTTCAAGAGGATATAGGTTCAATAGACGTGAACTCAAAGAGCAAACAACTGGAGCCACAAGCTACCAAGTTAATACAACTGGAAGCTTCACCTTACTTGCCTGCCCTGTACCTGGAACTGATATGGATGACCGTATTGGTAGAAAAGTTCTCCTTAAAAGCTTCTACATAAGAGGTTATGTAGCAACTGAATGGGCCGATACTAGTTGTGCAGTAGATGCCAACTTGAGTGTCCAAGCCCAACAATGCAGAATGATTGTATTCTTTGACCTCCAACCAAATGGTTCTGCCCCAGCAGTAACTGATTTGCTTACAGGAGCTTCCTCTGTGGCCATGTTAAACCTTAACAACAGGGATCGCTTTAAAGTCCTAGTGGACAAACAATTCGTCCTAGGTCCCGTGGGAATTGACGTAGACGCGAATACTGTCAACGCGGTAGCGGTAGCACCTCAGATTGTTGGCATTAAAAAATACAAAGACATCAACCAAGAGATGATTTTCAACGCAGGAAGCGCTGGAAACATTGCAGATGTTAATAGTGGAGCATTATACATGTTCTGGATAGGTGACCAAACAGCAGGAACTAGCACTGATGCAAGAGCAACCCTAACAACCCGTGTAAGATTTGCAGATTCATAGAGAATAGATACGGTTGTGACGCCTGGGGGCCCACAGCCCCAGGCTGCACAGCGGCCCCTAGGCCGGGGCCGCTGATGGGGGTCTACGACCCCCATAAGCACACCCCGCTCACGCGGGGCGAGCGCCTAGCGGCGGGCCTTGCTGTATATGTTGTGTTGTAGAGCGTAAATAAAAAATAAAAAAAGTACCAGGTGTGAGCCAGATTCGAACCTGCGGCTACTGATGTACTCCGCTTTACAGTCGGTGAGTCTAGACCACTCAGCCACCCTATGATACCGTGAAAACTTACAAGGTGTTTTTCCTTGCCTTCGAAGATTGTAAAAACTACGGCAGACCACACATTGTGCGTGCGTTTCACTGAACCGGAGAATACTCCGGACTGACGTTTAAAAGAGACACGTACGGAAAACAATAATAAAGATGCAAGACACCACAGCTCCTACTCATAGACAACAATTCAGACGTATTGCCTTCACACTGAACAACTACATCGATGGTGAATACGAGTGGATGACACACACGTTACCTACCAAATGTACTTGGTTAGTCATTGGTAAAGAAGTTGGTGAAAACGGAACACCGCACCTACAAGGAGCGTGTATTTTTCGTTCACCCGTACAATTCCAAACCATTAAGAAATGGATTGGGATGGGTAGAGCACACTTCGAGCGCATGAGAGGTTCTCCCAAATCGAACTACGATTACTGTACCAAAGAGGATAAGAATCCCTTTGTCTTTGGAGAAATGCCTGAACAAGGTAAGCGCAATGACATTCATGGTGCTGTTGAAGCTATCAACTCGGGTGTTTCGATGAAGCAACTAGCTGAATCGCACCCAATTGAAGTTGTCAAGTTCCATAAAGGTCTCTCTGTATATCGTAATCT